GGTCGTGTTCGGTGTAGTGACCGATGCCCAGTACGCTGTGCCTTGAAGTATAGCCATGTTACTTTCCTCTTGTGGTGGTGGTTAAAATTGAGGGGAGAGTATACCACACTCTTCACCCCCTTGTCAAGCGTTATTTATCGCTATCGCTTTCTTTTTTTAGTTCGTCAATCATTAGTTCAGAAACATACAGCAGTTTAATGCCATAAAATAAAGATAGTATTGTCACAATTACTAGTATCGTATTCATTTTATTATCCTCTTAAAACTAAAATAGAATTTGAAATAACAAGCAGTGCAGACAAGATCACTAAAGTTCTTATGGTTTTAATGTATCTTGTTTCAAACTTACTTTTCATTTCAATCTGTTCTTGTTCCACCCACACTGCCGCCTTTCGCAGTACGTTTGAGAACCCTATCTTCACTGTAGCTTTGTTCATTTGTTTTCTCCTGTTTAAATATCCTGTCAAAATTACTGTCGTATTGTTCCTTGTTTACTTTCCGTTGGCGATCTCCTTTGCCGCCATGCGTTGCATCACTCATCCTCCTGCCACACCTTGCCGAATGTTACTATCATGAAGGGCGCAAGAAACACAACGCCCTCAAACGATGCCGCACTTATTAAACCTGTCAGTGTATTACTAATCCACACTGGCTTACTGTCTGCGAACTCTAAGTCAATACCTACACCGTTGCGTAGATTAAAACTCAAGTAGTACTCTCCGAAATTAGCTGTCATGATTTATGCTCCTGTACAATATGGTTTAATGTATTCGCCAACAGTTAAGTCAGACGAGGTGATGTGTTTTATTACTACTCCCCATTCTTGAAGAGTCCAGAGAGCCTTGTCACCGCATACTAAATCTAATACAGCATTCTCTAAGGCGTGGTCATTCTTTTCAAAGATGTAGCGCACCTTGAGATGCGCTTTGGATTGTAAATTGAATGGGGCGTTGGCTAGTTTCATGCCGCTAACCTCAGTACAGGCTCAGACTTGATAGCCTTTCGGATTACTTGCTGTCGCTCATTCTGGATTGATGCTATGTTGCGCTCACTGGACTGTCGAACCGCGCCAAAGTGTGTTGACCAATCGGTCATAGCATTATACACAGCCCACCAATTAGCACCTAAACGGTTTTTGTATATTGAATCATACATTCTCCAGATATAATTTAGATTTTCATTGCGTCTTGGTAGACTATTTAAAAGATCAGAAGGTGTAGATAAAGTAAAGCCGCTCTTTAGCTTAACGTCTAAGGCATCAGTAAAGAAATTGAAAGCCTCCATGTCTCTGACCTGAGTACCCTGCCACTCCTGCCACAGATCACGCTGATTGTGAAACAAGTCAAGGGACTTAGTTATAATCCTACCACCCTGCTCAATGTCGAGTGACCGTGTGTGCTTAGCTTTAAATACTGACACCTCACCACCGACGAACACCTGTAGATTTGTACACGCCTGTTGTATTGCGGCGGCACTGATCATGAACGGCCACGTACCATCAAAGGATGATATGGATAGGAGGCTCAGAGAAGCACTGTCACCGTCGCTAGTCTTATACGTATGCTCTGGCAACCGATACTGTACAAAGGTTCTAGCACCATTATGTGAGGTTCTAATGATCTCCTCCATCCCATTGATGGACAGGTCAGAACGCTCAATGATATTCCTAGTAACATCTATCATGTGCTTAGGTGCTACAGGTTTGTAGCCGTGGCCGTGGATACCTAGCTCCTCGCCAGTATCAGTGCGATAGATAACAGACTTAGAACTTTCATAAGCATCTAAATAAATTAAAGGCGCAACCCCTATATCAAAATCAGCGTCACCATATCCACCATTCCTTAAACCTTGAACGGCACTTGCATTACTAAACATATTATGTACTGTATTCATTTCACTATTTCCTATTTAGGTTTTGTATTTGGATGTTAACATATTTAAATGCCCCTGTCAACAACTATATTTTAAATAAATTGCTTTACTTCTGAATCAATCTGTGCTATAATAGACTTTATAGTTTAAAAGATATTTTATTCTCTCTTCATAGAAAACAATAAGAAAGAAAAGAACAATAGCTTTAAACAGATAAATCCGTTTCAACTTCTAAGGCGTAATCATCTTCATGTACATATGTATTATCTTCTACGGTTACATTAAGCATACTATAACTGCATAGACTACATAGTTCTGTACCGCCTTTGTGTTCGTCAAACATTACTAAACAACAACCGCATTCGTATTTACCCATGATCTTTGTCCTCGTCTTTAGTTATTAGTGTTGCTGATACTGGTGCTGTTTCTACAACAGCGATACCGTACTTGTGCCACTTGTCCCGAATGTCGGGGTTGTTTGCAAACTTCTGCGCCTCTTCAGGACTTGATGCCGCAACATCTACATAGTACCCAATCAACTCAGACATTAACACCTTGTATTTATATACTGGTTCTGATGTGTCGATTATGCCTTTCATTTTCTCAGCACCTCCATAGTTAAAGCTAATTGCTTTTTAATATCTGATAGCCTGCGGTAGTCCTCGCTTAATACTTCCGCGCCTCGGTCGGTCAAATCAGAATAGTCTAAATCCTGCATCACTTGATCTTGCATAACGTCCAGTATGCCTATCAACGCGCCATAGTTATCCTGCGTTAGAACCGTTGTATCACCTGTTATTGTAAGCATATTGCCCGACCTCTCAGTTAAATCATTAATAAAATCATCAAAGTATCCTAGTTTATTAGCCATGTCAAGCCCTCGATGTATAAATTTTACAGCTACTTCTGAATTTTTTCATTGTGTTACCGTTCAAACCTTGGTAATGCACAACCCATACAGATTTAGAGTCACTGCCCTTGTGCAGTCCTAGCCCTACAAACCTACACTTTTTGTCGTTCTCTCCGCATTGCAACCATTGACCGCGTTGTAATTTGATCTGCCCATGCTCAATAGCTAGAGCCGTTGAAGTATCCCACAAGTTCAAAGTTTTTAAGTATAACATTTTTATCTCTCCAGTTTGTTTAAAATTAAATTCTAGCAAGTGTCACAGCCCACTACTTATCTGAACGCGACGCTCACTTATCTAATCACGCCACTAAGTCTTGGTATTGTGTCGCGGATTTAGCCTGTAGTATGTATTCGTTTGATGCACAGACTCGCGCACCGTTTGATAGTACGCAAATGTCATAGGGTTCTATGTCATCCACGCGCAACCATTCCGAATTGCTACCGTGAAAATTGTTTTTTAATTGAATGTAATCGCCTATGAATAAAATCATTTTAGCCTCCGATAGCTATGATGTCGTTAAACTCTGCGACATTTGCACTAGTCACAAAGAATGAATTAGATTTGAGATTATCTTTTGCGCGTTCCTTTTTGTTGCTCCCTTTGCGCGTCAGTGTGCCAACTACATTAGAATCTAAATGGCGTAGGTCTGTGGTATCAAAAGACTTTAGGCTGTGGTTGATCTGTAAGCCATCATCCGCTAGACCTTTAGTATTGTACGCCATAGCGATTCGATGCTTTGACGCTACTGCTTTACGCAATGCCGCCTTACTTTGTGGGCTGTACATACTGCCCGAAAATGTCAGGTCGTAATTCGATAGTGAATTTTTACGGACTCTGCTTAATATCTTGGTGTAATCATAGAACATAGAGTCGGGACGTTGCCGCATTATGTCGCTGAAATCTATGTCACTAGTGCCATTAAGTCTAAACAGCGCAGGGATGCCTGTTTTTAGCGCCTTACGCTCCGCCTTATCTATCTCTGATAGGAGGGTACTGCTAAAGTCTAAAGGCCGTAATATCATCAATACGGTGCGTTTGGTGGCCGCGTTTTGTCCGGTACTCATTCCCAATTGTCCGCTAAGAATTAAACATTCTTTAACACAACCCGCCAATACAGCAAAAGCGCATAGCGTTTCTATAGATACCTTATCAGCAGGTTGCAGATACATGATATAAGTATCATATTTATCCGCGCCCTTTTCAACCTTGAGACTACTCCCGAAAAACTTAATTGGTCTGTTGAGATAATCTAAATTATCCGCGCACCATTTTTTGGCGTTCGTGTTGATTAATTTTGTAGCGTTGATTTCAGCTAGTGTTATTGGTTGCATTTTTAAAACCCTCTCTTTAGTATTCAA